GGCGTGGCGTGAAGCTGCCACGAAAGCCGCCGAGGGTATCGCGCCAATGCGAACACCGGTCCACATCACCGCGCACATCTTCAAAGCACGCGGCGGCATCTACGACCCGAACAACCTCAACGTCACATCCAAGGCGTGCGTCGATGCGCTCGTGGCATGCGGACTACTGGCGGCCGACGACTACCACCACGTCATCGGCCCCGACCATCGACACGGCGGGATCGGTAACCCGGAAATCGTGCTGGAAATTATTGAGATTGGAGAGCCTGCATGAAGTACTTCTACGACACCGAGTTCATTGAAGACGGAACAACAATCGACCTCATCAGCATCGGCATAATCGCTGAGGATGGCCGCGAGTACTACGCCGTCAACGCAAACATGCCCGCCCGCAGGATCCGGAAGCACGAATGGCTCATGGCCAATGTCGTCCCGCAACTCCCGCAAGGATCGGGCGACCGACGTAACCACATCCCGGCGACTTGGGTAGTGGACTACCACGACCCAGCAGTGAAGCCCAAGACGCAGATCCGGGACGAGGTCCGCGACTTCCTACTGAGCGACGGGAGGCCTGAACTCTGGGCCTGGTACAGCTCCTACGACCATGTCGTACTCGCGCAACTCTTCGGACCAATGATCGACCTGCCTGACGGTATCCCGATGTACACGCATGACCTGCGGGCGCTCGTTGATTATCTGCCTGACGATACCCTACCGAAACAGGGAGGCGGTGTGCACAACGCACTCGAAGACGCCCGATGGGTCAAGCAAGCCCACACCTACGCAACGCGAGAGGGGAACCGCCTGTGACACTGCAAGATAACATCCACGTCTTGACCCGTGAGCACCTAAGCCAGGATAAGCACGGGAATCTCCGCACCATCCCCGCACTGCTTGCTGAGTTACGAATCGCTGTGACGCCCGGACGGAACAGTTCAGGCGGCGGAGGTTCTGAAGGTGCGCCCATCCCAATCGACCCGACCGCGCTGGACATGCTCGGTGGCATCGAAAAGGAAGCCAGGAAGGACTACGCCGAAGCTACAGGCGCCTCATGGACAGGTGATCTGGAGGCGCTGCTACAGTCCTACCCACACGGGCAGATCAGCGCCGAATGGGAGGCCTACCTTGCACGGGTGACTCTCGGGTGGGTTGACACCATCACCGCCTACCTGTGGCCTGTCAAGCCGCGAAGGAAGCTCACCGGGAAGACGTGCCCATCATGCGGGCAGTCGCTCTACGGCGAAGAACGGAAGGTAGCACTATCCCTCGGGTGCTGGGACGACGACGGCAACCTCGCCAAGGTAGGTGACTGGGATATTGCCTGTGCTGGCTGCGGTGCTGAATGGGCCGGCTCAGAAGTGTCATGGCTGCTCAGGGCACTTGAGACTAAAGACATCGAAGAGGAGATAATGGCGTCATGACAATCACCGAGTTCCTGGAAGCGCGGATTGCTGAGGATGAGTATGAGGCTAATGTCTGCCTTGCTCAGTATCGACGGGGTGAAGGTGGGAGTAGTCGGCGATGGAAGCGCCAATTGGCCGAGTGCGCGGCGAAACGGGCGATTATTGAACAGCACAAGCGTTACGCTCGGGAAGCCGCGGAGAATGTGGGTATCGCGTTCGTAGGGGCTAGAAGCGGGCAGGAGGTAACCGCTGACTCGTTGAAATCCCTCGCGGCCATCTACGCAGACCATCAGGACTACCAGCAGGAATGGGCATGACACGCCGCGAGTGACTGGTGTGGCTCATGTGAGTTAATTCAGGTATGCTTAGTGGTGGCTGCGGAGTAGTATCCCAGTTTTCAGGTCGATCTTCGGATCGGCCTTTCGTATTTAAAAACTTCATAGGGCTCAGCTAATCCTTCAGCGCTGGGTCAGGTGCCGATGATGGATCCCACCCTTGGAACGGTGGGCGCGGTTTCGACTACCGCCGGTCACCACGGGTGCCCTAAGCATGGCCGAAACAACTGCTAGCCGGGCCTACACATCTCAGAGACGTGGAAGCCCGGTGCCTGTGGACTTGGTGAAGTGGTATCACGACGGTCTCCAAAACCGTAATCGTAGGTTCGATTCCTACAGGCTGCGCTAAGCCGTCAGCTTCCCCCAGGCTGGCGGCTTTCACTTAACTCTCTCCGGACACTGGAGGTTGTGATGGACGGGCAACACTGCGATAGGCATGCAAGCGCGTGGGCTAAAGCGAGACTCCTACTGCCCAGCCTCGGCACGCTATACCTATGCCAGCACTGCGCTGACACCATCGACTTCGGCGAAGACTTCCACATCGACTACGAGACGGTCACCGTCTCCGCCACATAACTGAACACAAAAGCATCACGGACTAATTACCTGTGACAGAGAAGCCCGGAGTCCTTAGCTCCGGGCTTCTCGCATTCCTAAGGAGAATAGCCAGTGCGCGAACCACTGAAGTACAAGATCACATCCCGCATAGAGGTCCAAGACCTTGGGTACTCAACGCCATGCTGGATCAGCAATCGTTCCCCGCAGCCAAATGGCTACACCAAGATCGGCATCAACAACCGAACCATGCTCACCCACCGCGTGGCATACGAGGCATGGCATGGACCCATACCCGCGGGTCTCGTCATCGACCACCTATGCCGGAACCGGAAGTGCTGCAATCCGGACCACCTAGAACCGGTAACTACTCGCGAGAACCTCCTGCGAGGAGAGACCCTAACCGCGAGTGAAGCCATGCAAACCCACTGCATCCACGGGCATGCACTGGCCGGCGAAAACATCTACGTGCGTCCTGACAAGCCAAACAGCAGGCTATGCCGAGCATGCCGAGTGGATGCAGGCAAGCGTCAGAATGCCAAGCTGAAGGCCATCAGGCAAGCGGCATGAGCACCAGCAAGTCAACAGCGCAACGCGGATATGGAACGAACCATCAGCGAGAACGGAAGCGCTGGGATCCCATCGTTCAGGCAGGCAACGCGACATGCGCCAGGTGCGAGGAACCCATCGACGCCAATGGACCATATGACCTCGGGCACAACGACGATCGTACCCAATGGACCGGACCTGAGCACGTCTCATGCAACCGCTCAGCAGGCGGCAGGAATGGCGCGGCAGCAACCAATGCTAAGCGACAGACGGTTTCCCGCGACTGGTGATCACCTCCCAAAGGGAGGGGGGTCGAAATCTCTGGAACGACCGACGCCCTCCTGACTGCCGCGGTAGTCAATTTCTATTTACGACGATTTTTTTCTTTGCCCTGAACGGGGGTCCCCATGGCTGAGCGAGTACTGAGGGCTGTCAAGGCCTCTGACAAGCCACCTGCGCCTAAGCCGTTGACGCTTGAGCAGGCCGTTGAGACTGGCGACTATCTGAAGATCCTTGTGGCTCAGCGTCGTGAGATTGCGCAGGCGATCCCGGAGGAGAAGGGCCCGGCTAAGGCCGCGCTGCACCGTCAGCTCTCCATTATCGCTAAGGAGATTGAGGCGATGGAGGATAAGGCTAAGACGGAGGCTATCGAGAATGGCGACCCTGTCGAAGACGAAGCCTGGGACTCGGAAGCTATCTGAGATTGCCCGCCATGTTGTGATTCCTTCGGGGATTGTTTCGACTGGCTGGCCGAATGTGGCGAGGAAGTGCGGCGAGCTTGGGCTTGGTTTTGATGATTGGCAGGATGGCATTGGCCGACTGGCTTTGGCGAAGCGGGCGAATGGGAAGTTCGCTGCCGGCATCGGCGGCGTGGTCCTGTCCATCCCCCGCCAGGTGGGAAAGACGTACCTTGTAGCCGCCATCGTGTTCGCATTGTGCTTACTCACTCCCGGCTTGACGGTCCTGTGGACTGCTCACCGGATGAAGACGGCCGGCGAGACATTCAGCAAGTTGCAGGCGTTCACGCGTAGGAAGAAGATCGCCCCGCATGTGCTGAAGGTTACGACCGGCGCGGGTGATGAGGTTGTCTATTTCCGCAACGGTTCCCGGATCCTGTTCGGCGCCCGTGAACGAGGTTTCGGCCGAGGTTTCGATAATGTTGACGTCGAGGTTTTTGACGAGGCGCAGATCCTCACTGAGGCCGCTGTCGAGGATATGGTTCCGGCGACGAACGTTTCGGCGAATCCGCTGCTGTTCTTCATTGGCACTCCACCCCGCCCAAAGGATCCGGGCGAGATATTCGCTGGGAAGCGCAAGGAAGCTTTGGCTGGTGAGGACGAAGACACGGTTTATGTCGAGTTTTCCGCTGATCCTGGCAGTAACGAGAACGACCGGAAGCAGTGGGCGAAGGCTAACCCGTCTTATCCGTCCCGGACTGACGATGCCGCGATGCTCAGGATGAAGAAGGCGCTGAACGTTCCGGGATCGTTTGATCGTGAAGCGCGGGGCATATGGGACGCCGAGAGCAAGGTGTCCCTATTCGACGCCACCCACTGGGATGCGGGCCGGCGCGAGTTGCGCCCGGCTGATCTTACTGTTGGCTCGCTGGCCCTGGCCGTGTCCATTGACCTCGCACACTCGGCCATCGTTGCCGGTGCTGAGGATCTTGGCGGCGGCGCGTGGGTGAAATCGCTGCATCATGGCCCCGGAACTCAGGGCGTGGTGGAGCGCTGCGTTGAGCTCCAAGCTAAGTTCGGCGTGGACATCGTCATTGACGGCCGAGGCCCTGGCGCCGTTCTTATCCCGCACCTTGAAGCGGCCGGCGTCCGGCTGCATATCGCCACGACTGGTGATGTGCTGGACGCGTTCGCGAACCTTGAGACAAAGATCCGTGATGGGCAGTTCTATCACGTGAACGCCCCGGAGCTCGATAAGGCTGCGGCTGGTGCTTCTCGCCGGCCGGTGGGTGATCGTAGCGCGCTTGGCCGTAAGAAGTCTGAAGTTGATATTTCCCCGCTGGAAGCGGCAGCGCTCGCCGCCTGGCGCGCTGGTGTCACTCCCCCGGTTACCGAGTCCGCATATGAGGACGACGACCTGATGATTGTTTAGGAGGTGGCGCTGTGGAGTGGATAGCGCTCGCGCTACTTGTCCTGATGGTGGCCACGGTTGGTGGTTTCCTATGGAGCGTTACGCGCCCGTGGCGGATTGTGAAGGCTCGCAGGGTGGTTGTGAACCTCCGGTCAGGGCAGGCCATTGACGGCCTCTTGACGAGGCAGCAGGGCCCGCTGCTGTTCCTTTCTCAGGCGACCTTGCTTGAGGGTAGCGACCAGCCGACGCCGATTGACGGGGAAGCCGTGATTGAGCGGCAGACCATTGACTTCATTCAGATGCTTTAGGGGGCGGTAACCTGTGGCATTTGTAGTTTCTCAGGGCCAGTTGGCCGACCTTTCCCGCCCGATCATCGATGCCCGTACAAGCCTGTCTGTGACCTCGGATTATGTCGCGGACTACGCGAAGATTTGGGAGTCTCACGGCAGCGTCCAGACTGTCATCAACTTCCTCGGCCGGAACATTGCCAGCCTTGGCGTGCATCTGTTTGAGCGGCGTGGCGATAGTGACCGCAGCCGCGTAACCGATCACCCGGTAGCGCGCCTACTGTCCCGCCCGCACCCAAGGGTCACCCGGTACACGTACTTTGATGCGCTGGTCCGTGACGTTGCTATCTTCGAGCGGCACCTGTCGGTGAAGGTCAAACTCAAGGACGGCACCCCCGGCGGTCTGATCCGGATCGCACCGACCATGTTCAAGCCGCTCGGCGGTGACTGGATGTTCCCGGAAGCGTTCGAGGTCCGCGGGCATAGGGGCAAGAAGATCATCCCCGCCGCTGACACCTTCCATATCCTCGGCTACTCGCCGCGTGGTGATATCGGCGGCGTCTCGCCTATCGAGTCTCTGCGTTCGGTGCTGGCTGAGGAGTACGAGGCTGCCCGTCAGCGGGCGCAGGCCTTCCGTAACGGCGCCCGCGTGAACGGCTACCTTGAGCGTCCCGAGAAAGCCCCGGACTGGTCTCCTCAGGCCCGTGAGCGGTTCCGTGCCGGCTGGCGCTCCCAGTATGGCAGTACCGGCTCTGACGCGTACGGCACGCCGATACTTGAGGACGGCATGAAGTTCGTGCCGGCCACTCAGACATCCCGCGACCTTCAGTACATCGAGTCGCGGAAGCTGACCCGCGAAGAAGTTGCGTCCGCGTATTTCATCCCGCCGCCCATGATCGGGCTGTTGGATAATGCAACGTTCTCGAACATCAAGGAGCAGCACAAGCACCTGTACCAGGACACGCTCGGGCCTTGGCTCCAGCGGATCCAGCAGGAGCTCATGCTGCAACTGTTCCCGGAGTTCCCGGACACTGACAACCTCTACCTTGAGTTCAACCTTGAGGAGAAGATGCGCGGTTCGTTCGAGGACCAGGCGGCTCAGTTGCAGACCGCTACCGGCGGCCCGTACCTGACCCGCAACGAGGCCAGGGCGATCCTGAACCGTCCGCGCATTGAGGGTGGGGATGATCTGATCATCCCGTTGAACGTCATCGCTGGCGGGCAGGCATCGCCTACCGACTCGGGCACGCAGAACATCTCTGCCGCACCCGCACGGGGCATCAAGGCCGCGGCCACTGAGTATGAAATCAAAGCCCCGGAGGAGATCCCGGAGGATCACCAGAAGGCTATGGCTTCGGTGTTCTCCGAGTTCTTCGCCAGGCAGCGCAGAGCGGTCCTTTCGGCAGCCGGCGCCAAGTCGGATGACTGGTGGGACGCTGAACGTTGGGACCGTGAACTAGCGGGCGACATCCTGGCCGAGGCTACCGGCATCACGAAGGCCGCCGCGCTTTCAGCGCTGGACGGGATGGGCGTTGACCCTTCCGAGTACAGCACGGAACGCACGAAGGCTTTCCTGAAGACGGTCGCGCAGCGGATCGCGGCACAGGTCAACGCCGCCACAGAATCCGCACTCGTGGAGGCTATGGCGTCCGATGACCCGGAGGCTGTGGCGCACGTGTTCGACGTGGCTGAGGAGTCTCGGGCTGAGAAGTCCGGCATGACGGCCGCGGCGACCTTCATCGGGTTTGGCATGGTGGAAGCCGCAAGGCAGACGCGGCCGGCGGCCATGAAGCGCTGGCACGTCAATTCCAAGAATCCTCGCTCGTCTCACTCTGCGATCAACGGCGAGGAAGTCCCCATCGAGGACGACTTCAGCAACGGACTCAAGTGGCCGGGCTCGTTCTCCGGCGACCCTGACGACGTTGCCAACTGCCGCTGCTCCGTCGTGATCATCACCTGACCAATGGAAGGAACATCATGCACGTAAAAAGTGTGCCCATCGGCCGGGTGAAGGCCGGGCCTGACGACGGGCTCGAAGAAGGCCAGTTCATCGTCTACCCGTCCACGTTCATCAAGGAACCCGACTCCTACGGCGACATTGTCGCTAAGGGCGCGTTCCTGGACACCATCGCGGAGTGGAAAGACTCTGGTAACACCCTGCCGGGCCTCTATGGGCACCGCATGGATGACCCGGACTACTTTGTGGCTGGCGCCCTGGACATGGGAGAGGACGAACACGGTTGGTGGGTGAAGGGTGAGTTTGATCTTGACTCCCCGAAGGGACCGCAGGTTTACCGACTTGTCAAGGGCCGCCGTCTGAACCAGCTCTCTTTCGCCTTTGACACTCTCGATGAGAAGTCGGTGACGCTGGAGGATGGCCGCAAAGCCAACGAGCTGCAACGACTCAAGGTCTACGAGTTCAGCTTCGTTCCGATCGGCGCCAACCAGGACACGTCCGTCGTCGCCGTGAAGGCGCTGGCGGATGCTGTGGCCGGCGAGTTCAAAGCTGGCCGCGTGCTGGCGCAGAAGCATATAGATTCCCTGCGTTCCGCGCAGGATGCCATCGGCGTAGTCATCGACGCTGCCGAGGCGATCAACGACCAGGAGAAGGCCAGCGGGACACCGCAGAGCAATGACGAGGAGCCCGGCCGGGCCAAGTCTGAGCCTGTTGTGGAGCCGTCCGCACGGACTCTGGCAGAGGCGCTTGACCTCGAAATCGAAGTCAGCGTCTAACCCACCCGAAACACATCAAAGCCCTGGATAGTCCGGGGCTTTTTTCATGCCACGAAAGGGCTGAACATGAGCAAGCTGAAAATGCTTCAGGATAGCGCTCGGGCGGCTGCCAAGACCGCACGCGATATTGCGGAAAAGGCTGACGCCGAGGGCCGGTCTCTGACCGAAACCGAACGCCACGACTACGACGAGGCGATGGCTAAGGGCCGCGACCTCCTGCTTCAGATCAAGGCCGCGAAGGACGACGAGGAAATCCTTGCCGGCGCGAAGGCCCTGGCTGACGAAATTGGCGGCCCCGCTGCTGGCGACGTCGAAGCCCAGAAGGAAGCCAGTGGCTCCCTCCAGCGTGTGAAGAACCTCGGCCTGGAGGTTGTGAACTCCCAGCAGTTCAAGACCGCCATGTCGTCTTTCCCGGGCGGACGGATCCCGGAGCGCGCCAAGTTCTCCACTGACCCGATCTCCATCAAGAGCCTGTTCACGGGCGGCAGCGGTACCTCCGCTGGTGCGTTCGTCACTCCGG